ATATCGCACATTAATTCGGATTATTTCCGAACTGCATATTATTTTGTAACAATAAATATATATAAATGTTACTAAATAGGCTTATAGTAATGATCAACACTAATACCTTCTCTCTCTTCATTCTTCATGATGAGCTGTATACCAAAGATAATAGCAGACAAGTGATCCTCATCCTGCTCAACTCCATTGTAGTAGTTAATCTCAAACTTAGCTAAGTGCCTATGAAGACTTTCTAGTGCGGCCTCAGTAGGTTGACCCTTTCTCCAGTTACCCTTATCGTAGTGATTAGCTCCATGCCTAAGCAGGTAACCATATCTCATACGTACATAAGCATCTAAGTGATTAGGCAATGACTTGTTGGTGTCATTATCTCTTTGACTACCAGTTTCAAATACTCTGTTGTTACTCATAAAGATTTGTTGGGTTAGATTAGAAAATAAGGGCGAGAGGTAAACACTACTAAACCCACTCGCCCATTATAAACTAAGTACATGAAAAATTTACATCGGTAAATATCTGTAATGTAGTTGACACTACGAAATTTATTTACAATTTAGAATGATTCTAAACTAGAACAGATTCGTAATCCGTGCAATCTGGCCATGCTCAGGGTGATGTAGGAACCCTTCAATAGCTTTAGGACTATGAGCATATCCATTCCTTGAGTGCCAAGAGTCTGTACCAGATGGGCTCCTTAAGCTCTCCACACATACGCTACCATAGTCCTTACTCATCTTGTGGTGAATGTGATGTATGTATACGTACCTATGCTTACAGTTATGCCAGTGCTCAGACGCTTCCTGTGCCATCAGTAATGGTAGGTCTGCAGTCTTAGCTCCATCTCCGTGTGTTGTTCCTATAAGGTTCTGCCCATAGGTAAAGTACTTACGGTGAGCAATAGATACATTGAACGTAACGTCCTCACAGTTCCTGAACCAAGAAGACAATGCCTGAGCTAAAAAGAATCCGTTAGTGTAGTCATGATTAGATGGATCATACTGAACGTGTACAGGAGCAATTAGTCTAAGTGACTCAATGATATCTACATCCAATTGAAAACCGATCATGTAGTTATCGTACCACATACCCGTTGTGTCCTGGTGGGTACCTGCTGTAGTAGTATTCTTAGGGGTATCTACGTGTAGCTTATCGTTACCTACTATGTAGAGTATCTTATCTATATTAAACCCCTGTACCTTATCTAAGATGCCTTGTACGCCATCCTTTACTCTGTTAACTGCTATCTGGTTATCGTATGACTCACCAGTCTCAAATGCACTACATAACTTACCTATGTGAACATCTGCAGGGTCTACTACCAATAGGTGTGGATCAGTTATAGTTTTTCTTTTAATTACTTCGTAGGATGGAGAATGATTATCCATATTAGCTATGATACCATTTAGAACATCCTGCATGGTGTTAGTCTGCTCATTCCTTACGTTGATAGAGAAGTGCTCACCCTTATGCCAATAGTTTTTAACGTCCTCTACTGGTATACCAATCGCCTCACATTCTTTCTCAAGAGCCTCGTGGTCATTCATCCTGTAGTCCTTTGCTCTCTCTGAGGCTATCCACTTTCTTACGAGCCTATAAAAAACATCATCATTAGGTGCACCTCCATTACTTATAAGATCCCTTGCTATCCTTGCAGAATTAAAGCTAGGGTTCTTCTTATAAAAATCTACTGCAGTTTGTCTGTACTGTTTGTAATTACTCATAATTTCTTTTTATTTATTTACTAAAAAACTCATCGTCATCATCATAGTCATCATCATTGCTTTCACTATTTTTAATTTCTGAAAAAAAATCTTGTTGAGGACCTTCATTGTTTTCCCACTCAAATACTCCAGATATAGGTAGGTTATTAAATAACATATGAATAAGGTCACCATTAGCATTTAGGTATATTAACATACTTAAATCCTCATCACTAGGGACTGTGTACTTAGGAAGTTTTTTTCTTCTGTTACTCATTGAACCAAGAATCAGGTATGCATTTATCTGCAAACTTAAAGTTATTCTTTACACACCAGTCAGCATACGTAGTACGAGCTCCCTTGTATAGTTTAGTTGCTGACCTAGTAAATACAAAACGAACGTCTTTATCTGGATGTTGAGCACGTATTAGTAAATGCTTCTTTCTGTCTTCAATCATAAATCTCCCCTTGGTTTCTACAATGATACCATTGGGTAGTATAAAGTCTGGAGTATAGACGTGATTGCTTTCGGGGATAGTGTACTTTATTTTAGAGGTTTCGTATAGGACCTTAGCTCCTTTACTCTTGATATGTAGAGCCGTGATATCCTCTAAACCAGACCTAAAGGTTTTCTTTTTGGAAACTTTTCTTTTACTTCTTGTTACCTTAGCCATATTACTTTAAAAGAATCAGTGCACCTACTGCCCCAATAGCAATGCCAGGCAACAATAGATTAACTCGCTTCTCCGTAACGTCAAATGATTGTAGGTTATTTATTTTTACATAAGGATTATAATTCTTAACCTCAACAACAGATTTCTTTTTCTTAAGGAACCCCTGTGGAATCTTTTTAAATGATACACTAAGTGAATCACGAAAGACTATAGACTTCTTCAAACTATCATTCTTTAGTTCGATGTTGAGCTCAATCCACTTATCCTTGGTTTGATCCTTGAAGCTTGGCTTAGAATTAACTGTGTCTATCTTTACTTTGGTTACTGTATCGTAAACAGTTAGGGTCTCAAACACTGACGCTGACGTAGAGCCACTTTTAAGAAGATCTGAGAGACTTTTGTTCTTGAGTGCTAATACCTTACCTAAAGACTTCTTGTCTGCCTCTAAGAGCTTTATTTGAGCTGTGCTGGAACCATCCTTATTCTTGTAGTATCTGATGGTATCTTGTAGGTCGTAGAACAGCTCTAATTCTGTTTTATTAGATACGTTTTCTGTTGAGGATGACGAGGAAATATAAATGATTATAAAAGAGATTAATAATGCACCTCCAATCCAGTATAGCCACTGTTTCATAGTATTATATGTTTTATATTGAGAGCTAAGATATGGAGTACTTTCTATAAAACCAAATTTAATCTGATTTATCTCGCTTTAGGACTAAGTTTTCGGTCTCTAGTTTCTTAACCTTTAGTGAAAGATCTACCTCCCTGACAGCCATAGCCGACAATTTAGACTTGAGGTCCTCAATCTCGCTCTTCATTATGGTTATTTGTTCTTGTAAGTCTTCCACTAGTGTTTTATATGCGTCTGAAATGTAACTTGCTGCCTCTGCTGAATGCTTCTTTTTAGTTGCCGAGTTAGTAAACCAGGCGGTTGCTGCATTCGATATTATTAAAATAACTGCTTGTATTAATACATCAGAGCTCATAATATAATTATATTTTTATATTACAAAAGTATAAATAATATTGTAAGTTATTTTACAGGTATAAACTCTTTTGAGTAGTTGTATCCATCAAAAATACTACCTACCATTAACGGATTATTCTTATTAGAATTGTATGCCCAGTCATTGTATCCTTTATCTTTAAACCTATTTGCTATTAGTTCGTTATAGAAATACATAATAGTGCGAACCCTGCGTTGAATGTCTCCCCTGGTAGCATTGTGAGTGTTCTGGCCAGATTGATTATTGTATATTTTTTGATCATAACCTAATGCTTTTATGTGACAAAATTCTGTATTTAAAAATGAACGTACAATTAATTCGTAGTCATCAGCTATGGCTAGCCTTCTGTTGTGACCTCCTATACTATGGTAAAAGGATTTTCTCCATGCTCTAACGTGGTTAGGTACCCCAACAATGTGACGTATAGTTTTAGGGTTAATAGGAGATGCAATGGCTACACTTACCTCTCTGCCTTTATGTAACTGAGTTTCATACTTACCGTAACTAAATGAGAACCCATCCTCATAGGTCATTGAGTTACCGTACTCATCTGTCTCTATGCAGTCAGTGTAAAAGAATCCTACCTCTGGGTGAGCAGTTGATGCCTGTATTAAGTAGTCTGTACAGTTTGCATTTAGCTCATCATCGTGGTCAAGCTCAGCCAGTATCTCTCCAGAACATAACGATGCTGCCCTGTACTTAGCCTCACCTATAACACCACCAGACTTCTTCTTAAACTCGTGGACCTTAACCCTGTAGTCTAATGCAGAT